GGCTGAGCAACTACATCAACAGTGACTATTTCAAAGTCACTGACATGTCCGGTTCTGTCGTCGACGTTTCCTGATCCACGACTTGAAACCCCTAATTTAACACCCGATTGCAACATGGTCTTGACCAATTCGCCCATCGGTGTTGGTAATATTTTTAATTTTCCGTAGCCTGCAGGGCCATCCATCCACATTTTTTCAATCATGTGGCTCACACGATCCAAATTGATTTTTAAATCTTCAGGGTGATCAACTTCGCCCAAAACCGAATGGCCGGTTTTAATTTGCTCGTTAATGGTGTCAACTGCTTTGGCAATTTCATTTACAGGATATACTCGCTCATTGGCGTTGCGAACGCCGCCCTCAATACAGATACCCACAAACTTCATGGTTTTCTGTCCGGAGCCATCAGCGGCTTCCTCAAGCAAGACTTGCGCCTGTGCTTGAGTGAAGCTTAGATGTTCTTGTAGATATCGAGCCATATCTTGGAATTAACCTTTAGGAAAAGGTGTTCTGGTGTTGATACCAGCTGGCTGAGATGTCACTGGCTTGGTAGCTGGTGACAATTTGGCGTTGGAGCCACCTTTGCCAGGTACATTTTTAAACTGTCCAGCTTCTGGCAAATCGCCAGACTTTGGAGCACTGCGGCCTTGTGCAGTGTCACCGGTCATTTTTACTGGGGCACCTTGCATGCCTCTGGCGCCGGAATTGAAAGCCACAGGACCTGCTTTGCCGTTGCCTTGTTCAGCTGTCACTGGCTTAGGAGCTGCATCCAGTTTGACGTTTTCCATCATAGCTTCGTCGTCAAACTCGGCTGTGTCTGTGTCGTCCATGCCCAATGCGTCGCCGCCGTCAATATCGTTTACAGAGTCAACTTCTTCTTCGCCGTTGTCCATCATGGCTTAAAATTCAGCCATGAGTTCGTCTAACTTGTCTTCTAGATCCACAACGCGATCTTCAAGATCTTCTTCGCTTGCGCTGTCGTCATGATCGTGGTCTTTTTCCATGTCGTGTGTGAGTTCTTCGCCGTCTTCTTCGGCTTTGTCGTCGAATTCAACATCGTCGTCTTCGGTCATGCCTGTTTCTTCGGTTTCAACACCTTGAATCAATTCATCGGCCGGGTCGCCACCCAGGGCTGTTTCTTCAAGGTCTTCACAAACACAGTCGGGCATGGGTTTGTGGCAATGGTCGCACTCTTCTCCGTCTTCCTCATTCATGAGGTTTTCGTAGATCTGGCGACTTTTTTCAACCACGATTTCGTGGAAAAGCTCGTGGGCTTTGGCTTCGTCATCGTTGATCACGTATTCGATCAACTGTTCAAATTTATTAGTCATATAATCCTCCAATGGTTATGGCTCGTTAGGTATTTACTATATACCAGTAATATTAGTATATTTGAGGCCAATAATTGAGGTATTTTGACTGTTTTTTGTAACAGTCGTGTAATTTATTGTATATTACATTGCAGGAGCAGCAGCAGGCGGTGCGTACTGCTTTTTTACCTGTTTGAGTTTTTCTTTATACTCGTAGTTTCTAACATCGTTCATCTGACGCAATTTATTCAGCTGGCGCAGAGTCAATCGAGTCTTGCGCAAGTTGCCCAGTCGCGGCTGACTGTTGTCTTGGCTAAGATCTTGATAAGCGCCCGGTTCTTTGGAATAAATTTCGTTCAGTATCATAGCAGTATTTATACACCTGGTACGCCACCGCCTGGTGCCGCAGTGGGCGCAGCAGGCACAGCACCAGGGGCTGTTGCAGTACTGGGCATGGCTTCAGCACCGGCCTCGGGTCCAGCCATTTCTTCACCAGTGGCAATGTCGCTTTCAAGACCGGCCGGAGTAATGCCAATACTGCGCAGGTCTTGGCCCTGTGTGGTTTCCAGTTCAGGTTCGCCGCGTTCTTCTTCCCACAATTTTTCATTTTCCACAATTTCTTCTTCGGTCAACCCCAGGTAACGCTTCATCATAAAACGCTTGCTCATGTAAGGTATGGGTTCCAGTTGTGAGAATGATGTGATGCGGGCAGTGTCCAGTTCGCTTTGGCGGTAGCTGGCAAAATTCTGTGGCTCGCACAGGCTCACCGAAAATAAGCCGGCATCAATGTTGAATCCTCTCCAACGCAGGAACATTTTGAATTCATCATCTAATTTTTGCATGATCAGACGCTGTAAACGCATACAGTATTGATTGAATCGATATTCTTGTATCAATGCAGTGCCCACTCGACCGTCACTCATGGCACGATCTGAATCGTCTGGGCCAGTGGGCAAATAGCTCGACGGCACACGCAATCCGCGAGCCATTTTGTTGTTGAAGTACTTCAAGTCGTCAATTTCGCCCAGATTGGCGCCGCCAGGCAAAGTAGTCACATCAGAACCTCGGCTGTCAGCACTCACTGGAAAAAAGTAGTCTTCGTTGATACTCAAGGCATTGTAGCTGGCGTCCATCATATTGCCACCGCCACCTGTGGTAGTGGGAATTCTGCGCTGATGCATTTCGTTCTTGACCCGTTCCACAAACTGCATGGCCAAGTGCGATGGCATATTGCCCACATCAATTTTGAAAATTCTGCGCTCAGGAGCACGTTGCACACGGTAAATCAACACCGAATCTTCCAGCAACTCTTTTTGTTTGTACACCTTGAAAATATTTTCCAGGATGCTTTGCCCAAAAGGCCAAAAGAAATCCAGTCCTTCGTTGAGACTGAGGTGCACCACATGTCTGGCATCCAGACAGGTCTCGTTCATGGCTTGAGTAAAGCGACTTTGCCCTTGCCCGCCACCTGTACCAGCAGATCCACCACCGTTGGGTGCAGTGTAGTTGGTTTGTCCAGTGACACCGGCCGAGCGGCTCACATAGTAATCTTGTGTGGTTTTTGCTGCCACACTCATGTTTTGAAAGTTGGGGTTGATGTCACGGATCACGTACTGTTCAGGACGCTTGCCTTCCGATTCGTTCACAATTACTCGGGCCACTTTGACCATGTCCACCCACATCATTTCAAAAGTTTCAGGATCTCTTACAAATACCTGATCGCCATATTTGATGGTGTTGCGAAACAGTTTGAATATGCGCTGATCCAGCTTGTTGAGTTTGGTCCACTGTTGCAGTTGTTTTTTGATAATTTCCACTTCGTGATCAGTAGGATCGTCGGTGAAATTGATATCAAACGGTGTGCCGTTGTCGGGATTGACCTGTGTCGAAAATTCAGCAATGATGTCCAAGCAGGCATTGACTTCGGAATCTTGATCCATGTTTTCGTATTGATTGTAGCGTTCAACACGATTAGGATGCCCTGAATACACTTCGGGCAAACGACTGGCATAGTTGCGAAAAGCAAAATCATTGGGTGTGCCGCCGGTGTAGTCACCGCCGGTCTGTCGGTTATATCCGGGCAAACCAAATTGATTTTGTCCTGAAATTGGGCTCAGTTGTCCGCCGGCGCTTGCTACACGAAAATACTTTTTCCAGCCGGGTTTGCGGGTGTTTTGATTGTCTGCCATGGTTGTATATTTAGCAACACCTACTGTGTGCTTTGCAGTATTTTAGTACTCGTTGAGTTTTGAGTTTTCAATAATCTAATCACCTCACTCATTTGATCAACCTGTGCCAACAACAAGGCGTTTTGTTCTTGCATGGAACTGGTTTGGCTGACCGATTGGTCTTGGCGCTGTTGTGTTGTCAAGTTGCTGGTCACAGTGTCTGCCATGGCGGTGTATTTGGCAGTGGGGCCACTCAGAGTTGCAACGTTGGTTGATGCATTTGGTCTAGACATTTTACCGTAGTCTGTCATCCATTTACTTTGATATGTTTCCGGAGTCATTCCTTTGTTGGCTGCTAGAGCATCAGCGCTTATTTTTCCTTGAATATTACCAGTATACCAAGCAAGGGGAATTTTGCTGACATCACCGCCGGCTTGCTTTAGCAAGGTTTCAACATACAGTCTAGCAATAGCGTCTTGAATTTCTTTGGGCGCATCTTTGGCACGGGCGTATTCTGTTCCTAATTTGGCTTGCTTGGTTTTTGCTTGCCATGTCGAATCAATGAATTGATATGCACCCGAAGCTGTTGATACCCTTTTCCCAGTTTTTGGATCTATATCTGTATTTTCTTTTGTGTACTGGCCACGAGACTCTCTGTAGCGAATTGTGGCCAGAATCTTATCAACATCAGTTGCGGCGACCGGAGCAGTTTCTTCTGCCCTACTGGTCTCTTCGCGGGCACCACTGCGTTTACCTTTTCCGCCCGGTGTCTGTTGCGGTGACGGCAATGGCACTGCTTGTTGTTGTTTTTCTACTTCAGCCTGTTGTTTTTTTTCTGCTTCGCGCTGTGCTTTGCGGGCCTTGACTCTTCCCTCAGACCCTGGCCCCACTTTATCAATGAGGTCTTCGGTTATTTCTGTGAATTTTGCCAAAGCTCGAGTGGCTGGTTCTACTCCGGCCTGTACAAAACTCTGCATATTTCTTGCCTGCTTTAGCTCTAAGTCTCGTGCTTTTGCCTGAGCCGCTGTGGTTTTATCTAGACCGCCCATCTGCGCTCGGGTTTTGGCCGACAAATTGTTCATCGTCTCAGCCAATGGATCAACTCCGCCTTTCAGTTGATTGATGGTGCGCAGATTGAGACCAAATGCGCCGCCCAGTTGATTGAGATTTTTAGTCACTTCTGTCATGGTAGGCGAAATTGATCCTGCCACACCGGCCATGGCTTGATCAGCAGTTCCGCCCCGGGCAAAGAATTCTTTGCTGAAATACTTCATGCTCTGGCCGCCGGTGCTGAGCATCAAGTCACTGGAGCCGGTTATTACTCCGTTGAAGTTGGCAGCCATCTCTGCAGCAACCTTGGGGCCACCCTTGGCCAAGGCCTGTGTATAGGCCTGCAGGGCCTGTTCGGCCGCTTCGGGTTTTAAATCAGCCAAGCCGGCATAGAATGATTCGACCTGCAGAGCCTGTTCTCTAGCGTCTTCTTGTTCTTGTCGGGTCATGCCGGTCAGTTTGGTCAGAGAGTCCAACTGTGTGAGATATTTTACTGTGCCATCTCGCAGTTGGTCGCCGGTCATGCCCTGCAATTTACCCAACTTGCCTTGTTGAAACATGTAGCCGGCAATGCCATCATTGATGTCATCAACAGTCATGCCCAGTCTAAAAAATTGCTGTCTCAGAGGACTATTTTGTATGGAATTAGACACTTTGCCAAACTGTCTGGCGCCGTCCAGTGCGCTTTTGCTGAATGTGCCGAAGTTTTTGCTGTTGCGAGCCAGCAAATCAGTAAAGTTGCCCAGTTGTTCAATGTTGTAACCGTATTGGCGCATCTGTGCAAAAGTTTCTGACATGGCAGTGGCACCAACTGTGCCCACCTTGTTCATCCTGCCATACGCATCAAACAGCGAATCACTCTGTTTCAGTGCAGCAGCTGCATAGGCTGCAGCTGCTTTGGTCATCATCCCAAGGGCTACACCAGCTGGGCCAAATTTTTCTGTGTATTTTGCAACAACATCAGCACCCGATTCCAACATGTTTCCGTAATGGCCCACACCCTGGGTACCACTGTACATGTCTTTGGTCAGTGCATTGAGACTGGTGCCCAGTGCTCCTAGACTTTGATTAAGAGTGGCGGTGTAACCTTTGATGCCGGCCGTGGCATCTTTTTGTGCTTCGTTGTACTGCTTGGCCGTGATGTATCCAGCTCGGTACTGCTCTTCCATCGATGCCATGTACTTTTCAAAATCTTCGGGGGTGGTAAATTCTGCCATAACTATATTTACCAAGGAAATCTATGACTCCAAACAACCCGCTCAAACAGTATTTTAGACAGCCGTCGATCTACATCAGACTGCCCAGTCACGGCGAGTTTTATCCGCCAGGCACCCTGGACATGCCGCCCAACGGCGAACTACCGGTGTTGCCCATGACCGCCGTGGACGAAATTTCTTATCGCACACCCGATGCCCTGTTCAATGGCGCAGCCATGGTGGATGTGATACAGAGCTGTTGCCCCAACATACGCAATGCCTGGGCTGTGCCGGCCATGGATGTGGACACTATTTTGATTGGCATACGAGTGGCCAGTTACGGTCATGACCTGGACACCAGCAGTCAGTGTCCAGCTTGCGACCACTCGCACGAGTTCACCGTGGATCTGCGATCCTTGTTGGACCGCATAAAAACTCCAGACTACGCCAGCTGTGTGCGCCACGGCGATTTGGAATTTTATTTTAGGCCCATGACTTATCAGAATCTCAACGAAAACAACCAGTTGCAGTTTGAGCAACAAAAAGTCATGGCCATGTTGCCCGAGTCCGAACTTGCCGACAGCAACAAAATACAGGGCATAACCGATGCGCTGAAACGTTTGACTGCAATAACTGTACAGGCCCTGTGTCAAAGCATTGCCATGGTACGCACACCCACAGCCATGGTGACCGAGCCTGAATTTATTCTAGAGCTAATGACCAACTGCGATCGCAAGGTGTTCAACAGTGTGCGTGATCATATTATTAAACTCAAAAGTGATGCCGAGATGCCGCCGCTGAGCATGACCTGCCCCGAATGCCAACACGGTTACGAACAGGCAATAACTCTGGATATGACTAGTTTTTTCGAAGCCGCCTCTTAGCCTTGGATTCTGACCAAATTACCAAGATGCTGGATCAAATGGACGCCGAGTGTGATTCAATCCGGCAAGAGGCGTTGAAAATGAGTTGGTACATGCGTGGCGGACTCACGTACGATCAGGCCATGGCCCTGGGCACCAAAGAACGCAACATGGTCAGTACCTTGATCAAAGATAATTTAGAGACCACAAAGAAGAGCGGACTTCCTTTCTTTTAAACACTATGTTACTAAATTTAAAAACTGTCACAGCCGACATAGAACAATGGATCGAACAATTTGTAGAAGTTCCGCATCCAAGTCTAGGCGGCTGGGCTCCGTGTCCGTATGCTCGTAAAGCCCGACTAGACAGAGATTTTGATGTCCGTCTGGGACTAGCACCCATGCACGATTTGATCAGTGTCAGTCGACGAGGATTAGAAGGCAAGAGTGTGGTGATATTTGTGTATGACCCTGCTGACACTTCTTATGAAGAATTGAGTTATAGTGTTGATGTGTGCAACCAAGAATTTTTATTACCAAACAACCTGTTGGCTTTAGAAGATCACCCGGCCGATGCTGAAGTGGTCAACGGAGTGGTCATGAATCACGGAACCTATGCTCTTGCATTGGTGCAGAGTCTCACGGATCTGAATGAAAAAGCTCAATTGGTTGCTCGCAAAGGCTTTTATGACACTTGGCCCGAAGAGTATCTAACACCGTTGTTTCGACATCGTCAGGACCCAAGACTATGACTTACCAATTTGCACGAATTGATCTAGCAAAAACAAATTACACACCCACAGTGGAGTGGAAGTATATCGACAGTCGCAAACCCGATGTGTTGGCCCGGCTGGATGACATCTACAGAACTTATTGTATCTACAAACACTTTGCCAGTGTAATGCCCATGTTTCCGAGCCGTTACACAGATCCTATGGCCGAGATCATTGGCTATTACGATCAAGAACGATTGGTGGCTTGGAGTTTGATTCGCAAGTTTGATCAGCACAATGCCTTGTGTGATCAGTTTGCATGGACGTATCATCGACCCCGGATGCGATTGGGCATCGAAACAATGAAAACCGAGTGTGCTATCTACAAGGAACGAGGATTCCAATACTTGTACCTTGAGCAAGCGCACTTATACAAATCCGACATGGCGGGATTTGAAATACTAGGACCTATGGAGTAAACTATGGCAGACTTATATACAATTTGGGCAAACAAAGAAGGTGACATTTCAGATATCGATTGGGTCACAGGAATGAAAAGTTTTTTTGATCATTTGATCACAGAAGGCAAAATGGAAAGTTACAGAATCACTAGATGTAAAATGGGATTCCGTAGCATTGCTGACATGCCGGAATGGATGTTGCTTATGGAATTTAAAAATATGGCTCAAATGGACGAAGCATTCAAACGGGTAGCGCCACTAGAAGGCGAACTTGAAGTAAAGCACAAGAGCTTTAATCAATTTGTATCAGGTGACATTCAGCACGCCTTGTTTCGCGACTGGCCCGATCAATTCTAACACTTTTCGTTTTGCCCACCACTGTTTAATCAAAAGACTTGTCTTGGTTTTTCTTTCTGCAGTTTGTGGGCCAAGAACTCTACCTCTTGCTTTTTTCCCTCGTTTAGCATTAGACTCAGCTGACATTTTTTTCCCACGCAAAGACTTAGCTCTCTTTTCTTTAGTTTCTTCTGACTGAACTCTACCTTTATTAGCAGACCCAATTTTTCTTTTGGTTTCCTCTGAGCATGTTCTAATTGTATTAGCTGTTCCTTGTCCACCATCCGACATATTTTGTAGTATACCTGTACCTAAATCTTTACGACCGTACCATCTGATATATCTACGCTCAAGAGCAAATGCACCCAGCTCGGTTAAGTTACATTCGCAAATAAAAATTCGATTATTATTTGTAGGCGTATGAGCACCTTTTCCTTTGATTGAGTGCTGTATCCATGCTCTGACACCTTTTCCCTTACCGATATAATACGGAGTTCCGTCATCTCTTAGATAGGCATAGATATAAAAGCCGTTGGGAGGATTTTCTTTATTGTAAATATTCATGCTGACATTCCTGATCAATGTTAGAGTAGTTGGGAACGCCAATTCCGCGAACTACACCTATATTTAGTAGAATGACACTTTTGAGAACTTCTACGAAGTTCTATTGATTCGCTCTCGCTCATCAATATTTTTCTTTTTTGAATTGTATCAAGAGCGAAGCGATTTAAGCTATTATCCAGATTAATTTGGTCATAATTCACCGTATGCACGGTGAATTGAAGGTGCCATTATCCGAGTAGCATCAGTCATCTATTCCAATGAGATTGCAGTTTCCTGCGCGGAGGCGGTTGACCGGTACCCCCTACTCAAGCTTCACATATCAACGGAACCCTAGTGATCCGGAATAGACCCAAATCCTA